CCAAGTCCTGAAGAAGTACAAATAGATTTACAAGAACAACAAAAACCAGATCAACCGGTTGAAGTACAACCAAATGAAGATGGCAGTGTTGATATAAATTTTGATCCTAAAGTAGGAAGCTTACCACAAACTGACGAACACTTTGCAAACCTTGCAGAGTTGTTACCTGAAGAAGTTTTGATGCCAATAGGAAGTCAGTTACACACAAACTATGTAGACTACAAATCAGGTAGAAAAGATTGGGAACATGCTTACACAAATGGTTTAGATCTTTTAGGATTTAAGTATGAGGAAAAATCAGAACCATTCAAAGGCGCATCAGGTGCAACACACCCAGTGTTAGCAGAAGCAGTTACACAGTTTCAAGCTCTAGCTTACAAAGAATTATTACCATCACAAGGACCAGTTAGAACACAGATCATTGGTTTACCAACTCCTGACAAAGAGCAACAAGCTTTACGTGTTAAAGAATTTATGAATTATCAGATCATGAGTGAGATGAAAGAATATGAATCTGAGTTTGATCAAATGTTATTTTATTTACCACTATCAGGATCGACATTTAAAAAAGTTTACTACGACGAGATTATGCAGAGAGCAGTATCAAAGTTTGTTCCTGCTGATGATTTAATTGTTCCGTATTCAGCTACCTCATTAGATGATGCGGAATCAATTATTCATGTAATTAAAATATCAGAAAATGAATTAAGAAAACAACAAGTCGGTGGTTTCTATAGAGATATAGAGTTAACACCAGGTCCACAAAACGAAACTGAATCAGAGAAAAAAGAAAGAGAACTAGATGGCATGAGTAAAACTAAAGACCAAAATATGTTTACACTTTTAGAGTGTCATGTTGATTTAGATATTGAAGGTTTTGAAGATGTAGATTCTCAAGGAGAGCCAACAGGTATTAAGTTACCATACATTGTTACAATTGAAGAAGGATCACGTGAAGTATTATCTATTAGAAGAAACTATAATATTGGAGATCCATCTAGAAAAAAAATACAATACTTTGTACATTTTAAATTTTTACCTGGTCTAGGTTTTTATGGTTTTGGTTTGATACACATGATTGGTGGTTTGTCTAGAACTGCAACATCTGCATTAAGATCACTTCTTGATGCTGGAACATTTTCTAACCAACCATCAGGATTTAAAATGCGTGGTATAAAATTAAGAGACGAAGCAGCTCCAATACAACCAGGAGAATTTAGAGATGTAGATGCACCTGGTGGTAATTTACGAGATGCTTTTATGCCGTTACCTTTCAAAGAACCATCAGGAACTTTATTACAATTGATGAGTGTTGTAGTTGGTGCGGGACAAAGATTTGCATCTATTGCTGATCTACAAGTTGGTGAAGGCAATCAAAGCGCTGCAGTTGGTACAACTGTTGCTATGTTAGAAAGAGGATCTAGAACAATGTCAGCGATTCATAAAAGATTATATGCTTCTATGAAACGTGAGTTTAGTTTAATGGCCAGAGTTTTTAAACTTTACTTACCTCCAGTTTACCCATATGATGTTGTTGGCGGTCAGAGACAAATCAAGCAATCTGATTTCGACGACCGAATAGATATATTGCCAGTTGCTGATCCCAATATATTTTCACAAACACAGCGGATATCACTCGCTCAAACGGAAATGCAACTGGCAGCTTCTAACCCTGCTATTCACAATCAATACGAAGTCTACAGAAATATGTACGAAGCTTTAGGTGTAAAAAATATAGATTCGATTTTAAAAAGACCAGAACAACCAATGCCAAAAGACCCAGCACTAGAGCATATCGATGCGTTAGCTGGTAAACCTTTTCAAGCTTTTCCAGGTCAAGACCATCAAGCACACATTACTGCGCATTTAAATTTTATGGAAACTAACATGGTAAAAAATTCACCAGTGGTTGGTGCTGCAATACAAAAAAATATATTAGAACACATAAGTTTGATGGCACAAGAACAGATTGAAATAGAATTTAGAGAAGAATTAGTTCAACTTGCACAAATGCAACAGATGGCAATGCAAAATCCACAAGCTCAACAACAAATTAGAATGTTAACAGAGAGAATTGAGTCAAGAAAAGCGGTTTTAATATCAGAAATGATGGATGATTTTGCAAAAGAAGAGAAAAAAATTAGTGGAGAGTTTGGAAATGACCCAATTGCAGCGTTAAGATCAAGAGAAATAGACTTACAAGCAAAAGAAAACGCTAGAAAAGAAAAAGAAGGTCAAGAAAGACTAAATTTAGACCGAATGAGAGCTATGATGAGCGATCAAAACCAAGATGAAAAGCTAAAACAGAACGAAGAGCTTGCAAAATTACGTGCAAACACTTCAATAGAGAAAACAATACTTGGAAAAACGATCCCATCAGGAGATAAGATGGCAAAAACTGTACAAATCATAAGAGGAGATAAATAAAATGTGGTTTCAAGCAATAAAATTAGCAATGTCTACAGGAAGTAAGATTTATGCTAACCGTCAAAAGACAAAACAAGCAATGTCAGACGCACAATTGATGCATGCAGAGCGTATGGCTCGAGGTGAGGAGGCTTACCAGGGAAAATTATTAGAAAGTCGACAATCAGACTGGAAAGACGAGGCAGTTTTGATAATTCTTAGTTTGCCCGTAGTGGTGCTCGCATGGGCAGTTATATCAG